CCCCGGAACCATCGTCTTTAGGATCTTTCGCTCTGGAAGTAGTTGCGGATGACTTTCCCATTTATCACAAATCTCCCTGTACTCACATGTCGCGTGCGCCCACGATGAAGGGTTAGGATAGACCCCTTTCTCCTGCGCGTCAAGAAACGCCCTCACCGAGATGTAGAGTTTATCTAGGGAGTCCTGCCCCCTGCGTGTAACCCTACGATCAACGTTTGGCGACTTCGCGCTCTTGCTGATGATGTTAAAAGTTACTTCTGGGTCATGATCAAAGTTTTCGCGAACAGCGAGAACATACGCGGTTGCCTGAATATCTCCGTGCTCCCTTCCCGCCTCCCACTTCCTTGATGCGGTCTTGTGCTCAACAACATCCTTCGTTGTTGTGATCATGTCCACCTGTGCCTTTAGCTTTATCGGCAACTTGCCAAGTCGGCTGTGCTTAATCTCGGCAAACATCGTGCGCTCAACCGCATGAGCGACCCAAGGGTCACCTTCGGTGAGTGCCGCGCGGAGCATCTCCTGGCCCATCGCCTGCTGACCAATTGGGTCTGCATCCTTCTCTGACATCCAGTCAACCTTGGCAGATTCAATTGCATAGGTTGTCTTATACGCCTCATATGCCTTGCCAAGATCGCCCTGCTTCTTTGCCCCAGCAACTGGCTCGTACCAGTGCTGTAGGCCAGAGTGGACAGCGGTTCCCAGCGCAAAGAATGGCGTGGTCTTATCGGTCCAGAGACCTAAGCGATACTTGTACCACCAGCGCAACGGGCAAGAGAGAAACTCTCTTAGCTCGCTAACGCTGATATGTTCTGGATGCCGCTCTTCGTAACGGATCAACTCCATCAGGCAAACTTCGCGCGCTTGTTCTTCCAAGCGTTCTGAAGTACGCCACGCTCGTTGTCGCTCAGGTCAAGGCTTGCGATTTCCTGACCGACACGCTGCAGTTCTGCCGCGTCGTTCGCGCCATCAATCGCGGATAGCCAATCAAGCACCACTGGGCTTTCCTTGATCTCAACATCATCAAAGATGTTCTTGGCTGCAGCCACAAGTGGGTCTGCCTTTGGCGCGGCGCCGCCGCTCTTTGCGCGGATCTCATCGCCAGATGCAACCTTCTTAGATGGGAGACCAGCCATAACAAGTGCACGACCAGCGGCGCTTGTCTCGGTGTTCTCCAGCTCGCTGCCGCGCGTATACGGAGTGCTGCCTGGGATGTTCATAGACGAGTGGCCAACTCCAGCTGGCTGCTCATCTGGTGTCTCGCCACGGTATGCAGAGGCCTTCACCACCACAACCTTGTCGGTAATTTGAACAATCTCGGTAACGATGCGTCCGTTTGGATACGCCTCATACCAAGCCCGAATGCGGTCTGCTACTTCAACGTAGTCTGCCGCGAATGCCTTGCGCTTTTCTGGCGCTGGTGCGTTTCCGTAAGCCATACTTTACTTCCTCCTCTTAATTTCTTCGCTTTCGCGAAGGTATTCCATAAACAATTCCTGCTCCGGAATTCCGAACAGTTGACTGAAGCGTTGTCGCATCGGCCCACTCATCGGTACGTTCGCTCTCCGAAGATCGCGAAGGTAATTCTCGTTGCAGCCCATATATTCTGCCAGAAGTTCTACTTTTACGCCAGTATCATCTACCATCTGCCAAATATGCTTGGTGGTTGCGCGCTGCATCTGGCGCACCTCCCGCCATTTGGCTCCGCTAAGCCGAGACACCCGGCAGGCTTGGCTCGGAGATCGGACGAACCCATTCCTCGCAAGCAAGGTTGGCGCCCTTGCGGATTGCCTTTATCTGCTCTTCGGTATGCGGCGGGATTGAGTCTATGAGCATCTCCTCGAGTCGCTCAAAGATCTTCACCACAAGACCTTCCTTCTCGTGCTCGCTACGAGCATCACTCGTTCCCTCGGTGACATTCTTAGCAATGCCAAAGAGTTCCCGACCAAAAACTTCTAGCCCGAGAACTTCACTTTCCGTCATTTTTTGCCTTTCCTAGAATCTGGTACGCCCGCTGGCGACTGATTCCAAGCTTTCTGGCCACTTCCACCATGGTCATGCCAGACTTTTTCAGGTTCAGGATTTCCTGAGCCCGTACCTCAAGAGTCGCCGCAGCGGATGATGAGCGATGTTTATGGTTGCACCACCAGCACCTTACGGCTGCCGCTGAAGCCACCTGCTTCCCACACATCAAACACTGCATACGTATCTCCCTCCGTACCCACCATTATGGGGGTCTTTTATTGACATGTCAAGCCCTGATAACCTACTTATAGTGCTTTGAGAGGTATTCGTTAAGCCTTGGTCGCCAGACCCGAGATTGCTCCGTCTTCATTCTATGGTGAAGCCCGCAAAGGAGCACAAGATTCTCTGGTATAGACGGACCCCTTTTCCCAAGACCAGACCCGTTGACGTGGTCAAGCTCCATCGTCGGCTGTGCCTGGGGGCCAAATTGGCTGCCGCACAGGCCTGGCATTCCCACCAATGGCCCCACGCACCGAACATCGCGTCGGTAGACCTCCATGTACACCTCTCGGCTGACAGGGTCTTTATGGCGGATAGTCCGCTTAATCATGGAGCGCTTCACGCTGCAACACCAAGCCTTACCCTAAGGAAGTCAAGAAGAGCATTCATGCTTCGCAACTCATTAGATGGGGCAAAGTAAAAGTTGTATTCCTCGCCGCGATATCTGTCCATCTTCCTCTCCGTCCACCACTTAGAACGATTCGCTGTGTTTAGGCTCAGCATTGCCCCCGTGACTTGACTTATAAAAACGTAGGCAATTGGTTTGACTTCTTTTTCGCACCAGCCATCATATGTGTCAACGATAATTCGCGGAAGCGGGAAGCTTTTCCTGTCCCATGTGAATTCTTGCTGTATTGATTTGACCTCAATCACTGAACCGTCTGGCAGGATGACATCCTTTTCTTTTCTGCTAAAGACTCTGCGCTCTTCAACGGTCTTGGCCAGCGCAAAATCTGGCACCACGCAGTCAATACCGTGGTCTTGCAGGTAGTCTGCTACAACATAGTTTTTACTATGTCCTTGCGCAAATGCAACTGGATAATCGTGTCCCATCGCCGCATCATATGTGATGGGGATTGGAGTGTCAACCCCTGACTAGGAGGACCTAGCTGCCTTCTTCTGCTTTGCTGGTGGCCTGCCCTGCGGCGCTCCTCGGGTTGCCTTATTTTTGTCTCCGGACTCAACTCGCATGACGCGACAAGGAAGGCAGAAGCATGGTTGGTTGTGGTAGTTCTTATCCCCCATTGATTAATCCTTGCGCTCTCGCGCCTCAACCTGTCTCATCACCTTATTGGACCAAGACTGACCAGCGTCACCGCCCCAAAGCGCCCACGCAATGCGACCAGCGGATGGGAATCCCTTTTCGCCTGGCTTGAAGCCTTCGCCCTGCTTGTCAACTTCGTGACGAGCCAAGAAGGCTCGCATCTTGCGAACACGCGGAATAGTCATGGTGTTGCTAATAAGCATTCGTGCGGTGGTCTGCCCCGGGCCAATCCCGCCACGACCATACTCTTGTCGCCATGCAAGACCACGCTTGGCCTCAGTCTTCACCGCAGAAGGAACATTAAGGCTAATGCCAGAGTAGTCGGCAGCTGCATACTTGTCTGAAACTTCTGATGGGCCATGGGCATTAACAACCCCAGCCGCCTTGTATGCATCGCGAGCATCTGCATCGCTTTCAATTGCCTCAACAACTCGTGCGTTTTCTTTGAGAATCTTAGACATTTTGTATTTCTTGAACTGAAGACCAGCCCCTGCTGGGAAGTCGCTGAGGTGCACAGCATCGTAAGGAATGTCATTCTCTTCAAGCCACGCGCGCGTATCTTCTAGGCGCTTTACTGATCGCGCGCTAACAATGAAGATAAGATTCGTATCGGACTTCTGACGCAGGTAGTTTGCAACAGTCTCGTTGACCTTATCGCTGTCGTCTGGTGCAGTAAGGACTCCATCAATTTCTGAAACTATGATGGCATTTCCGGCTGCCTTAGTCTCGTCAATCTCAATAGTCAGCTTTAGGCTATTCTCAAGGTCGGATGGGTTTTGATTAGGCGGATTGTTAGAGCCTGGATCTGGCTCCATATCTTCTCCATCAGGTGTTCCGGTTGGCTCTGGGGTCGGGGGCTCGTTAACCGCCGCACTTCCGAACACGACCGTTTCAAGGTATTCATTATATCTGTCGGATGGAACATAGCCCTTTGGGGTCTGGAACATTATCTGGTCACCAAGTTCACCAATGCCATCCTGGCCGCGCTCTCGCAGGGCATCGTTGATTCTGAGCCATGGCAGCCCGCCGAGCGCCATCTTGTTGTATTCGGCAATGTTCTGCTGAGCGGTTCGCCCGATCTCGGTAAAGACGAAGCGAAGGTCGCTGTCGTATCTAGCAACAACCTCTCGAGTTAGGTACTCGGCAATAAGCTCTGCGAGCGGAACAAT